ATGAAGCTCGCTTTGCTGAATGGTCAGATTGGATTAGTGCTGATACACCATTACCAGATAGTAATATATTATGTTTAATTACTGAAAAAACTATGACACTAAATGAATGGAATGAATACGCTAGGAAATATTTAAATAAGAAAGATGTTATTAAATGAATAATACATATATAGAGTATGAGCATAAGCTTAATAATGGTAAGTCAATTAAAGCTTATAAAGGTTTTACCGTTTGTCCTGATTGTCAAACCAAGTTTGAATTAGAAACAACCGCTCCAGAATTATTTGGTAAAGCTGTATGTTTGGAATGCTTTAAAAAAAAGGATAAAACTGATGCCTGATATTCGCGATGTTCTTAAAGGTTTAAGTGTTGATGACAGAGCTTTATATAGTGAAGTCCGTACTGTAATGCGCAGAGCTTATCTATCAGCTCATGCTAAGCTTCTTCCTATTGATCAGTATGAAGCTGTTGATGATGCATTCCTTGACTTGATTGATATTAAAATAGCAACTCTATTTGACAGAGCTGGTGTATTTAATCATAGTGATGGTCATCTTAATACCAATACCGCTAAAGATATTGAGCAAGAAGTTAAAGATGCTGCTGAAACAGCAGCCACTAGACTTATGCGCCAACCAACTCCTCAGCCATCATGGGGAGAAAATAAATCTAATGGTTGGGCTAAGTGATGAATTGGAATAATCAAGCTGCTACGCAATGGCCTAGCACTAATCCTCTTGATACAATGACTGAGGATCAACTTTTGCTGCTATGGGAGCAAAAGAAGAAAGCTATTGAGATAGCTAAAGAGGAGGAAATGGACCTTCGCAAGTACATTGTGAAGCGTGAATTTCCTAAACCTCAAGAAGGAATGAATACCAAGGAATTAGGTAATGGATACCAACTCAAAGCGGCTATTAAATATAATTATACTCTCGCTGATAATGACACTGTTGAGCATTGCCTTAATAGAATTGCGAATATCGGTAATGCTGGCACTTTTGTTGCTGACCGTTTGGTTAGTTGGACACCTAATTTTAAACTTTTAGAATATAGACAACTACAGGAAGATGCTGAAAAACAAGATAAAACTGCAATTGAAATAATTAAAATAATTAATGATATGTTAACCATAAAAGAAGCGTCCCCCACTCTCGAAATAAAAGCACCAAAATCTAAAAAATGAAGTCTTGTATATACCAAATTTTAAATTTAATTAATGGAAAATTTTACATAGGGCATAGTTATGATTATGACATAAGATGGTTTGAACATGAGAGAAAGCTTAGAAAAGGCAATCATGATAACCAACATTTACAAAGAGCTTGGAATAAATATGGCCCTAATGCCTTTGAGTTTATAGTTATAGAACTTGTGCCTTTAAATAAAATGCTAGAACGCGAACAATTTTGGATTGATAGTTTAGGAGCTTGTGATATAGAATTAGGGTATAATATAAATCCAGATGCGTTACGACCACCATCGCCATTAGGAAGAATTAAAAGTCAAGAAATAAAAAATAAAATGTCAGTTTCTATGACTGGAATAAGAAAATCAAATACAGATAAGATGAAAAAACCTAAATCTGAAGAACATAAGAAAGCTTTAAGTTTTGCTAAAAGAGATATGACAAATTGGCCTTGTCCTGAAGGTTATTATTGTAATTGTAATATCTGTAGACCTAAACGTAATAGAATGAAAAATTATCCTAACATTAGGTAAATAATGAACATCTCTGATCTTAAAGCAGCAGGGGAATTTGCACAAAACTTCGGCTGCAAGGCACTTGTATATGGCCCTGCTGGTACTGGTAAAACACCAATACTCAATTCAGCTCCTAGACCATTATTGCTTGCTACTGAGCCGGGGTTATTATCCATGCGAGGATCAAAAATCCCTACATGGGAAGCTTATACACCAGCTAGGATTGATGAATTTTTCAAGTGGTTCTTCAATTCAAATGAAACTAAAAATTTTGATACATTAGGTGTTGACAGTGCCAGCCAAGTAGCTGATGTTTATTTAGTTGACGCTTTAAAGAATAATAAACATGGTTTAAAAGCTTATGGCGAAATGGCAGATAACACGATGGAGCATTTAAGAACGCTATATTATACACGATATAAGCATACTTATGTTATCTGTAAGGAAGAAATTAAAGATGTAGATGGTCAAACAATGCGCCGTCCATATTTTCCCGGACAAGTCCTCCCTATCATGGTTCCTCACTTATATGATTTCATCATACGTTGTGCTAAAACAAATGTACCGGGAGTAAATGGTGAAACATTAGCTTTCCAATGTGTGGGTAGTTATAACATCTTATCTCGCAATAGAACTGGTAATTTAAATCAATATGAAGAACCACATTTTGGGAGATTAATCGAGAAGGCAATGACAAATCAACCAATAGGAGTTTATTGATGAAGTCTAATCTAATAGATATAGCTGCTGAATTACGTCATGAAACAGCTAATGCTTATCTATTAGCTGATGGAAGAACAGAAATTAAAAAGGGAGAGACTAAGCCTAGCGAATTAAGAGTTTGGGTGCCTAAATCTCAAGTTGAAATGAGTGATAATAATATATTTACAATGCCTGAATGGTTGGCATTAGAAAAAGGATTTATATAAATGACTAAAGATAAACCTAAGAAGCGTGGTCGTAAGCCGGGAGTTAAAGTAGGACCATATAGTATTACATTGAAACAGCTACGCAATGAAATTAAAGTTTTAAGCAGTAAAGTAGCAAAACTAGAAAAGGTGTTAGGATAATGTGTCCATCTGGTGAACCAATTGAAGAAAAAGAAATGGTAGATAGTGCGAAAGATGAACGTACTATCAACAATACTATGCGCCATCAATACAAAATTTTATCTGATATTGAGAAGCAAAATATGGTAGCAATTAAAGATTTTGGTTTAGAACTTATAACATATATTGATAGCCTAGGTTCTAAACGTGAATACTCTATTGCTAAAACTAAAGTAGAAGAGGCTGTCATGTGGGCAGTCAAAGGACTTACAGGATAACTAAAATGCAGATGTCGGGTGGTTTTAATGCTAATCAGTTTGAACCAAATCAAGGATTTGGTATTCATCCTCCAGCTCAAAAAATTGCATTTACTATTACTGGCACAGAAATTAAAGAAACTGCTGCTAAGGATGGTGGATATTTTGTAGTAGAGTTTACTTCTCCAATTGGAATGATACGCCACAACTACAACATTTGGAATAAGACGCCAAAGGCTGTAGAAATTGCTCATGGTCAATTATCAGCATTGTGTAGAGCTGTTAGTCGCTATACAATCAATTGGCAAGATGAAGGTGCAGCATTGCGCGGTGCTCAAGGTTTGATGGATGTTGGGTATCAGAAAGGGGAGGAACCTTCTGCTACTAATCCAGACGCCAAGGGCTACACAGAGTTGAAGCGAGTGTATGACGTGGCGGGTAATGATCCTTCCAAGCCTGCTCAGGCTCAACAGGGAGCACCGCTACAGCAGCAGCCGGGAGGGAATTGGGGTAAGACAGCGGACGCTCCTAACCCCACTGCAGCGCCTCCTAATGGCTCTTGGGGAGGTAATCAGAGTGCTGCGCCGCAACAGCAAAATCCCGGCCAAGCATGGCAACCGGGAAATACTAATCCAAGTCCTAATCCTCCTTGGGGCAACAGAACATAATTACAGCCTAAGACTAACATAATTGCTGTAACAACTGCCCTGCTATTCACAATGGGGAAAATTTAGAGTAGCAGGGCATTTTAATAGGTGAGCAAATGAATGAAAATAGAAAATATCATTTAAAAAAGATGCTTAATGAATTAAGAAATTTAAAATTTGATAAAGATATTACTAGGGAGTATTTTAGTATAAATAAAACAGAACGCTCAATATTATCAATTTTAATTCAAGCTGAATTAGATAAAAAATGATCAATCTAAATAATCCAGAAGATAGAGATAAGCTAGCTTCACGTATCGAAGAAGATATTGATGCTTATTGTGCTGAGCATTATGATCATGGTCATAGAAACCATTTAGGAGCTTCTGATCTAGGTGAAGAATGTTGGCGTAAGCTTTGGTATAATTTCAGATGGACTAAGGAAGAAGTATTTGATGGAAGAATGCTTAGGCTATTTAATGTTGGTCATCAAGCTGAGCCAAGGTTTGTATCATATCTTAGAGGAATTGGATTTGAAGTTAAAGAATTTGACGAAAATAGAAAGCAATTTCATATCTCAGGAGCTAAGGGACATTATGGCGGTTCACTAGATGGAATGTGCAAAACACCAAAGCACTATGAAATAAGTGAAGATATAATTATTTCATTGAGCTTCAAAACTAATAATACAGGATCAGGATATAACAAAGTAGCTGAAGAACATTTATCAAAAGCTAAGCCTAAGCATTGGGCACAAGAATGCCAATATGGTTATAAAACTGGTATTCGTTATTGCATCTACATGATTGAAAATAAGAATGATAGTGATATTACAGTTAAAATTGTAGAGCTTGATTGGAATTTAGGAGCACAGCTAGAAAAGAAAGCTGAAGATATAATATTTGCTAAAGAACCCCCACCACGAATTAGTGAAAATCCTAGTTTTTTTAATTGTAAATATTGTAATTTCTCAGGTATATGTCATAAAAATGAACCTGTAGAAATAAATTGTCGCTCATGTAGAAATGCAGAACCAATTGAAGATGCTCAATGGTACTGTCATAAATTTAATAATACTATACCTAAAGATTTCATTTCTAAAGGATGTGATCATCATCTTGGTATTTAAATGAATATAGAGTTACGTCCTTATCAAATAGACGGATTAAATGCACTTTGGAATTATTTTCAAAGTGGTCAAACTGGTAATCCTGTTTTATGTTGGCCTACAGGTACAGGTAAAAGTATTGCTCCTGTAATCTTTATTCGAGAAACTATGAGACTTTGGCCTACCCAAAGATTTATGCTATTAACTCATGTTTCAACTCTTATTTCTCAAAATGCTAATATTTTAAAATTAGTATGGCCAGAAGCACCACTAGGTATTCATAGTGCAGGTTTAAAACAACGTGATACAGCTCATCCTATAATTTATGCTGGTATTCAAAGCACAGTAAGGAAAGGAGCTACCCTATTCGGAAGGCGTGATATTATTTTTATTGATGAGGCGCATTTAATTTCTAATAACGATGCATCAATGTATAATACTTTTCTTGCTATGATGAAGCTTATAAATCCAGCTTTAAAAGTCATTGGAATGACTGCTACTCCCTATAGAATGGGGAGTGGTATGATAACTGATCAAGGTGGAATTTTTACAGATATTTGTCATGACCTAACAAGCTTAAACGGTTTTAATCAGCTTGTTGAGCAAGGTTTTATTTCTCCTTTAATTCCGCTCAGAACCAAGACGGAGCTTGACGTTTCAGATGTTGGAGTACAGCAAGGCGAGTTTGTTGCTACTCAACTTCAAGGAGCTGTTGATAAAGCAGAGATAACTTATAAAGCACTTCAGGAATTAGCACATGCTGGGAAAAATCGGAGAAGCTGGCTTATCTTCGCATCAGGTATTGAACATGCTGAGCATATTGCAGAGCAACTTGGGGCTTTTGGGATTGATTGTGCTCCGGTGCATTCAAAGCGAGAAACAAATTATAACGATGAAGCAATTAGAGCGTTTAAACGAAATGAGCTTAGAGCTATCGTTAATTACGGAAAGCTTACGACAGGATTTGATCACCCTGAAATTGACCTTATAGGAATGTTAAGACCAACCTTGAGCGTACCATTATGGGTGCAGATGCTAGGACGGGGCACAAGGCCTGCTGAAGGTAAGAACAATTGCTTGGTTTTAGACTTCGCCCGCAACACGCCTCGCCTTGGTCCTATTAATGATCCTGCTATTCCTAAGATGAAAAAGGGATTACCGGGAGAAATGCCAATTAAGCTCTGTGAAAATTGTGGAGCTTATAATCACATTTCTGCTAAAGTTTGCTGTCAATGTAATGAAGCTTTTACCTTTCAGCAAAAGCTTGTTTCAAAAGCTGGTACTGAAGAATTATTGAGAGCTGCTATAAAAGAAGAATTACCAATTATTGAAACCTTTCCTGTTCAATACGCTATTTACGCTAAACATAAAAATCATTTCAATGACAAACCTCCTACGCTAAAGGTAACTTATTTCACAAATGGACTATCCTATAAGGAATATATTTGCTTGGAGCACAAAGGAATGGCTGGTAAGATTGCTAGGGATTGGTGGAGGCGTCGGCATAGAGAAGAACCACCTTTAACAATAGACAATGCTCTTTTAAAAATAAGCGAATTACGTTGCCCTAGATATATTAGAGTACACTGTAATAAAAAACATCCAGAAATTCTCTCTTGTGAGTTTTAAATTATGTTTACTTATACTATGAATACAGGAAGGCAAATCTTTGTAGATGATGAAGATAAAGATATTTTATTTAAATATCATTTAAATACTATGATAACTAAGGGAGGATATACTAGATATGTAGTTTGTAAATTTTTAGTAACTAATAAACATGCTGGAATGCTACATAGGATAATTTTAAATGTTAAATCTAGAAATATTTTAGTTGATCATGAGAATGGTAATGGATTAGATTGTACTAAAAATAATTTAAGAATTTGTGATTTTTCACAAAATCAATTTAACAGACGACCTACTAACTTAGAAAATGAAGCTAAAGGATTGCAATTTAGAGAAGATAGAGGTTATTGGACAGCTTATATAAGAGTTAGGGGAGAAAGAATTAGATTAGGAACTTTCGCACTTAAAGAAGATGCTATACAAGCTAGATTAGCCGCTGAGAAATTATATCATGAGGGATTTGCAGGTAATGGCACTTTAAATGTAAAAACATCCTGAAATATTGAGTTGTGAGATGTAAAATGATTAAATGGCTTAGAAATTTATTTGGATTATGCGAACATGATTATATTCATGCTTCAAATATAATGACGATGAATGGACCTAGAGAAGTTTTAATGTGTAAAAAATGTCATAAACTTTCTTATAGGTATTGGCCTAAAAATGTATAAACATAATTACACACCTTATTCAGGAATATTTACAACGTTAGTTAATGGTAAGATATTTGAAGGAATTAATAAAATAATGTATAAACAACCAACTCCAATCATTAGGCAAAATGTTTATCTAGAACTTCAATCTGATTTAGTCAGATTGATAGCTAATTCTAGAGCTTACCAAAACTGTTTAAATTGCCAGCATTGGAGTAATGAACGTGACTTATGTAAAAAATTTAACGCTAAGCCTCCTACTGAGATAATTGTATATTCTTGCCCTGAGTACCTTGATGATGATAATATACCTTTCTGATGGCACGTAAACCAACTATTAAAACTGAAACTAAATCCTCACTTCTTCAAGCGTTAGAATTTTGTTCATGTGTTAGTGAGAAACTAGGAACACCATATGAAACGCATATTGGTCTTAAAAATAATTGGGCTATTGCGTTTAATGGTATCATTGCTGCTGGTGCTCCAATTATTGAAGATTTGTATTGTCATCCTCACACTCTTTTAATGGTTGAAGCTCTATCTAAATGCGATGAAGGTTATTCATTTACTCAATTGGATAACGGAAGGCTATCAATTAAATCAGG